GCAACTTGGTCCCATCCGGAAATGGCGCCCACAACTCAGTCCCACTACGAAGCTTCCGTAAAATCCACCCAAAGTTAAAAAACTTGAGCTTCACAATTGGCTGCTTCTGGGAATAGGTGTAGATCACCCCTAGTTCCGTTTGACATATGTTGATATGAATACCAATGTCAAATTTATAAATAGGATTAATACCCACCAAGTTATCATCTCCAAATTGGATACAACGACAAATATCCATAATCTGGTCCAAAGTCAACAGTGCTCCAAACTGTCGACAAAGGCCATAACAAGTATCAAATGCCACCTTAAGACAATTCCACCAAGTGGTAAGGGCATGACCAGATGGTTGTCCATTAAATCTAAATCGAACTTTTCCACCAGGCATAATGACACTAACACAATGCTTCAACAAATAATAATTGTGAAGCCGCTTCTCATCTTCAACGGACAAATCACTTAACAATGCCCTATGGACATAAAACAATTGATCAATAAACCAAGGAAAATGGGTGGTATCATATGCCGACCCATCAAGTTCATAACAGTCATAACCCTCAAACTCCCTTTTCAATCTATGCCAGTTTCCATTACCAGCTGGGAGACCAAGTGCACTCCATCCTTTTCCACGGAGCATCTCAGGCCAACTATTCTTAAGATTCTCTATTATCATTTTACCTAACCGATTCCCAGCAATAGCATTAGCAGTGCTAACACAAAAGACAGCTCTCGCCATTTTCCCTGGGGGCCTCAACTCTTTCTTTAAAAAGAGTGTCTCTAAATCAAGCAAAGGCTCATCGGTAGCCAAAGCATCCCAATAATCATCAACAAGCTTTCCATCAACAGAATATATCATCTGTTTCTTGTTAGGATACTTAGAATCCATAGGCCAACCATTACACTTGGATAAATCCATAAAACTGAGGGCTTCATCCTTGGATAACACCCTAGCGCGTTTTCCATTCATTTGTTTCAATTGTAGTTCCAAAATTAATTTAATACAGTGATTACCAACTCTCTCATTGAAGGTTGGACGCTCTATTGATTTAACGTACTTATCGAAGGCGGCATCCGCAGTAACAGCATCTCTTCTTGGATACTGATACTTACCTTCGAAATCGTACGGTACTCTTAGCGCGTGCCGGGCGCAGTAGCTCTCCCACTGCGCCCAGTACGCACACCGGCCTTCTTTGGCTTCTTCCCTCGTTTCGTGTCTTTTACCATGGACTCCGGACGAGATGAGCTTCCTGACCCATTCCGGCCAGCCAAATGAGTCGA